AGTCAGCTTGTGGTAGGTCAAGAAGTGCCGACTCTAGACGCTGAACATCAGCTTCATTGAAAGCCTTTGTGAAAGGCTCAATAAGAACGCTTTCAACTGTATCAATGTCTTTTGTGCGGCATATTGCAGTCACAGCATCACCTTTACGAAATGAGCCACAGGCTGCTCTTTAAGGCTCTGTGGCAAAACCATATCACAATTTGTTTGCCTTTGGCAATAAAGTATCTTAATTATCATCACGCAGCTTACCTGACGGGGGACAGGCGACTCATCATCGCTTGCTGTAATTTTCCTGATGCAGCACTTTGATGAGGTGTTTTATGATTACTCAAGAACGTTTGCGTGAGCTTGTCCGCTATTGCCCTGAGACTGGCATATTTACCCACCTCGAAAGCAATCGTCGCAAGAAAGCTGGAATGCAAGCTGGATCGTTGCGAAAAGATGGCTATGTTTACATTATGATTGATGGGCATAGAACTATGGCTCATAGATTTGCATGGATGTATATAACTGGTAAATGGCCTATTGCTGATATTGACCATGTAGACGGTAATAAATCTAACAACTCATTTAATAATCTTCGTGACGTTTCTCGCAGTGTAAACGCTCAAAATCAAAATAGGGCAAAGCGAACAAGCAAAACTGGATACCTAGGTGTTCGTTATCATGGGCCTAATAAATTTGTTGCCGCAATCTCCGTTAATGGCAAAAGCATTTACCTTGGTGTTTTTGGCGATTCATTAGATGCCCACAATGCTTATCTGACAGCGAAACGTAAACTACATGAGGGATGTGTAATTTAATCCTCATCTTCACGTTCTTCCCAAGCCTGACACGCTCTCATGTCGTGACAAATAAATTCAAATTTTTCACAATATCCACGATAACCTGCGTCTACATCCCATGCGTTCCACGGAATTTTATCCATTTTTGATTGCATAAGCGTTGAGTTAATAAAATACTCGCAGTTAGAACATCTGCGCCGACGAGCTTCAGTCTCATCCACTTGCATAGCTACACCCAAGGCCACCCAGTATTCAGGATTAGCGCCACGCTCGTTGCTTGGGTTTTCAGGGCCAAGCATCCAATCGTCAATGACGATCTTCGTGTTCTTCTTGTTCTCAGCAGTGGTGATGAATGGTTCGCTTTCACGCAGACCAGCAAAGCCTTCAATAATCATCATTGGCTTTTTCATTACGATATTTCCCGTCCAGATGCGCGGATGTTGATAGCTGTGGCTGTTCCCGCAATAGTTGAAATAAACCCGCCTGACGCAATTACCTGGCCGACTAGCTCAGGAAACGTGTAGGTTTCCGATGGCTGAAGCGTTTTGGTCATGACGATAAGGTTGTCATTTCCTGCGCTGCCAGACACTGCCACAAGGTTAACGCTGATCGTTGCAGCCGTTGCGGTGTAATTAGTTGCTGTGAACTTATCAATGACCGTTGTAACGTTCACAGAGGTATATTGCGTTGTCTGTGTGTTTTCCGCAGTCTTTGCTGGAATGATGTTTCTGGTATTTACAGCCATGTCTAATCCTTTAATACAACAAACAATTAAATGATGCTGCTTGCGTTATAACCCAATTTGTGCCGTTTGACACTAGTGTTGCCCAATTTCCAGCAACATTTGTCAAAATCGCAGAACCAGCCGAACCGCCACCTTGCGGAATGACATCGCTTGACGCAGATACAAGTGACTGATCTTGGTAGTTCTGAAAGTTAAGAGTACGGCCAGCATATACCGAAGCGGTAGGCAGCGTGACAGTGCAAGTCGAACCTGACTTGTCATTAATAATCCAAAGCTCACCAGATGCTACCGTGAAGTCCGCTGTTTTAATTACAGGCGACGATGACGCATTAATGATTGCTTGCACAGCCAGCGCATCCAATGCTGGCGGCAATTGTTGAAGTGTCGTTATTTGCTCTTGCAGTGCTGCAATCTGCTCCTGAGATGCCGCTGGTGGGCCTCTGTCTAAAGAATCCAGAAGACTTTGAATGCTGTCATTTGCTTCATTCGCAGCAGCATTGGCATTGCCAGCCGCAATACTAATATCATCAACAGTAACGTTCGCCATCGTATCAACGGTAGCAAATAGATTTTCGAATTGTTTAATCTGCTCAAAGTCCTGAAGGAACGAGGCAAACTGATCCCGTGTCAGGCTTAATCTTCTTGGAGTTACAGCCATCAGTAAGCCAATGGCTCTATTGCCGCCTCTAGCCTAGCAAAAGACATATGAGCGTCTGATGTGCCCTGGAAACGTTGAACGCGCCAGTTACGCATCCAGCCTTGGTGGAACCATACAAGTCTCTTGGCTCGCTCTCCAGTCTTACCAGCCTTGATGAACTTCTGCTGGCTCCAGTTCTGCCCATCAGTTGAGTAGCTGGTGTTAATCGTTGGGTCTAAGCCGAACGCAACCGAGCCTGTTAGCGAAACCAGTTCAAGGTTCTGCAATATCGCGCCGCGACCTTCGTTATATAGAATGGTTGTGCCAAATTCCCAACGCACCTTTTGCCCCCAGTGCGTCGATATATCCTTTACCAGATACCCAATGGCATTGCTGGTAGGGTCGCCTAGCAACCACTTGTCATAGCACCACACGAAGTTCTGAGCGCGATAGCGAGCGAAGTCCACAAGGCTGCTCGTCAACGTGAACCAAACAGGCTGGCCCAATTCTTGCGATGCCGCTGCGTCAAATACAATCGTGCGATCTGGAAGGTGGATATATAGATGCTCGTGCGCTCTATCGTTCCTTGCCTCTAGCTTTACAGTCGCTAACTGCGCTTCAGTGAATGTTGCAAGCAGTTCGTCAATCTCTTGCGTGCTAACCTTATTTGCGGTTGCGTTTGCGGCAAGATAAATAGATGGCGCTTCGTTGAAGCCACTACCAAGGAATGCGATGTTCTCAAGGAATACGCAGCAAGCGTGTGTGCCGACAACGCCCTTTTCAACCTGAGCTCCTTCGATACGTTGGAACGGGAATAGCTCTCCACCACGGTTGTCAAACACTTCGATGGTGTGACGGTTAAGCGCATAGACTTCATTGCGTAGCTTTAACAGGGCAACCACTGGATCAGGGTCAGCTTCTGACGAACCATATTTTAACGGGTTCACTGCGAACGGATTGTTTAGTTCAGTGACCACCAGAAACTCGCCATCAGTGGTCATCCAGTAGCCATCCACCCACACTGTATCAAGAACTATGCCAAGATCAGGGTCGGTGTTCTGAGCGAGAACGCCTGTTGCTATATCCCATAGGAATAGATTGTTGTTCGATGCGATGCCAATATATTCAAAGCTATAGTCTAGCGTAACGTAATCGCCATCATTGCCGACATCTCCCAAGATCGTCACAGCGCCATTGCTGGCAACTGATACGAACTTAGAACCCATGACGCGATAGCATACGTTGTTATAGTTTATGCCACCGCGATCAATGCCAGGGCCAGTACCGTTGCCGACAATGCCTTCAGCGGGTCGCAAGTATCCATTACTGATTCCATTCGCTTTTGGCACAGGAACAAAGTTAACGGGATAAGACGTTCTAAAGTCTGGCCCGTTGTCTGTAAATATGCCGCTCAGGATTGGAATCTGTGTCATGGATATAGTTTATTCCAGCAGAAGAAAGCCGCCATCTTCAAGAGTTAGGAAGTCACCATTCTCTAAAAGAAGCGCACCAAGAACGGGGCCACCGTCTGCGTTGTAATAACGCAAGCGATTCCGAAGGCGCGTTAGCAGAAACATTAGAAGCCTTCGCCTGGAATAATGTGGAGCGAACCACCGCCAGCAGGGGCAATGTATGCGATCCGATCATAATCCAGAAACTTGCTAATGCTTACCTGACCGTTTGGCGGAACCAGATAGTCAGCAGTCGTTGCAGCTAGACCAGCGCCCGTGCCGATGCGGACAAAGCACTCAACCGAATTGCGGCTGGTGATGCACATCGATGTCACGTTCTTACCAATAACGGAGTTCGCACTAGCAACGCCAGGAGCTACGGCAATAGCTTGTCCGTAAGCTGGTGCAAATGTTCTAATATCATCCATAGTTTAATTCCTTTACCACTTTACTTTGTCGGCCCAAAACGCCGCGCTCATTTTACCCTTAGCTATATTCTTTGAATGCCTAGCCTTAAACGATGCGCGGCGCTTCTTATTAGATTCGCTTTCGCCTTTGCTGGCGGGTGAACCCATTACGCCCTGCTGTCCGAAGCGGATTGTCTTGATCTTATCGCCTTCTTTAGCGACAACAACGTGCGACTTCTTCGGATGCGATGGTGTGCGCTTGGGCTTGTTATAGCCAGCTACACCAACACGAGTAAGGCGCGAATCCTTTTTCATCTGAGCCTCGTGGCGTTCTTACTTCTTTTTCTTCTTGGCTTTGGTCATAGTCATTGACTTGCCAGCTTTAGCTGCAGCTTTCTTAGCCATCGCCATACCTTTTGCATCGTAGCTGAACTTTTTTCCACCGACCATTGGCATTTCAATTCTCCTATTAGAAAGTTAC